TACCGAGATCTTTTTCTATCTTAGTCCATATCTCATGTGTCAATGTGCAATCTAATCCACAGTAAACCCACAAGGTTTGTTCTTTAGACAGTGATGTCTGTGAGATCTCCGTATTCTTTATTATTCGCATCTTGTTCCTCCTGTACAGTAGCAATCAATTTATCTATAAACCATTTAGCTTTTTCTAGATCTTGAATTGGTTTGCTCTTGTGTTCGTATCTCCAAATATATTTTAATATTGATCCTTGTAAATAAAATTTAAACCCATCACCTTGGCAAGACTTAATCGCATCTATGCAACCAATGCCTCCTTTGTTATAGTGTGAAGGGAAATTTACTGGATCATTCTCTTCTTTTGCTTTCATCTTTCTCGCCAGTTCCTCCATACTTTTTACGTCTGTCATTAGCTACCCCCATTATATAATAAAATTCATCTCTTGTTTTATCTGGATCTAAATATGCGTAATCACATACCGCTTCAAAATCTTCTTTGTCATTTATTAACCATTCTTCAGCGTCATCTTTATATCCTCTAAACTCTTTATCAAATCCCATGTAACTTATATCCTGCAATGCTTGATCCAATACTGCTCTCCATAATTCGATCTCATTATATACGGTTATATCTTTATCCTGTAAAGGCTTTGCAGCAAAGTACTGGGGACGTTTCATTTATGCCTCGGCCTTCGTGCTCTTTGAAAAATTTGTTAGATTTTTCCATGCTCCCTCGTTCGTATAAATAGATCCTAAATATCCCAAGCTTTTTTCTAACTCTGGTTGTAGCACATGTTGCGCATGCATAGTGTCATGTACCACTCCCTTTACTTCGATGCCATACATGTGTCGCAACCATGATACATCATACGTCTGATTCTGTGCAACCTTTGTTATGTTTGGGTTGCTTAATATGTCTCCTATCAATTTCCATACAGCTAACTCTGTATGATAGTCATAAAAATCTTTACCATCTGCTCCTTTAAATGGTATCACCATAGCTTTCTTTGCATGTGGAGCAAACCCAATACAAGTTATTTCTTCGTTAGCTGTTTCAATATCAAAAGATAAAGGGTTGTAAGATGCATTCACTTTCTCACAGAAAGATAAGAAATGTTTTACTTCTTCATAAGTTGGTTCAATGCAAAGTTCTCTTTCAATGTAGTCTATGTTTTGTTGATTAGCCGCTTTCTTAAAATCTGAAAGAACAGTAGGCCTAAAAGAATAATTCTTAAGCAATGCAACTGGACTGTATGTTGGCATAACTTTATACTCTTTGTTAATGGTGTCAATAAACGAACCTCGATACGATCCTACTTTATCCAAACCACACAATGCCCAGAAGGCTACGCTTCCCATCGCTATAATAGTGTTAGGTTTGTACCTATCTATCTCTTCCCATAATCTTTCAATGTCTTGTTCATACTCTTCTTTTAAATATCCGTACTGAGTGGGGGCAAACTTTGACCTCCATTCAGTTTCCTTTTTAATATTTTTATATTCACTTCTTTTGTAGAAGAAACTCTGCAAGTTATCTTGTGCAGGTTTTAATTGAATTGCGTGAGTGAGTAATGCGTTACTAGCATCAATGCCAGCAAACTTAAACATCGGATCTAATACTGATTGTATAGACCCTACATTAATCTTACCAAGCCTAGCTTCTGTTGTCGTAGGACAATCCATAATTATGGCAAATGGATTCCCAGACTCTGGAAGCTGAGACTTAATTCTATTATGTACCGCAAACTCACTCACTATACAAACCTACTTGTTAATTATTCTTTTAACAGAAGCTTGTAGTATGTCTTTATTCTTGCCAACCATTTCGTGCTTGACTACACCAGAAAAATTCTGGCCAATAGCTTGCTCTAATAGTTCGCCAAAAGACTGTTCCTCACTCATCTCTAAAGCATCAGTTAAGAAACTCTTGAGTGATAACGCAGGGTTCTTCTGCTTCATAGCATTGGGCGTTGCCCAGAACTCCATACGTGTTGGCTCTGCGTTAGCAAGATCCGATTCATCTAAGTCAGACTGAATCACACCAGTTGCTTTCACATTCACCTTTACAAGTGGTGTTTGATTCTCTCCCACTCGATCAGAACGATAGCTAGTAATTGTAAAATCATAACTACCCTCTGGTAAAACCACAGTTTGTGGTATCTCTGTTGGTGACATACTTAAGAAGTCACTTACGTCTTGTGTCATGGTATATACCTCCTATTTAATTGACAACTTCTTCTTTGAGTTACCTTGAATTGTATCAAATAACTTGACTAAATCTAGTTCAGCATTCGGCTCCATAGCATTTAGAGTCGGTACTTTTAGATCCATCTTGTGATCTGATACAGTCCGCAGTGTTCTCTCTGTGCCTTTGCTAGAACTCTTAGTGTCCACTCTACAAACACAGTTAAAGTATCGGCCCAATTTTGTAGATAGCTTTGAACCAACACTAGTTGGGTATGATTTGCTTATACCCAAATCTCCTTCCATGTACTGCATGTGTGTAGTAACTACAACATTACATGGAACTTCTGAACCAGTGATGTACTGGATAATATACTGCACATCTCGTGCCGCAGTTCCCCACTCTGGTTGAGTAGGTTGCTCAGTTGGTTTCTTGTTATTAAATACAAGTGCCCCTCTGAGAGCCGCCTCGCCCATGAGTGTCAGACTATCAATAACCAACACGTCATCTTTAGTCCAAGTCTTCACTGATCCAAAATCCTCATCTCCATCTTTCCAGTTAGAGATTAAATTAACTCCTTTTCTAAAGGCCTCAGCCTTACCAATAGAATCTTTTAGTGTGACATACGATACTCTCTTAACTGCTTCGGGTGTTAAAAGATCGGGCAGTATATCTAACCCATCATCATAATCTAATATTCTTAAATTCTTCCCAGCATTTGCCAGTGCAGCAAGTGCGGCTGTCTTTCCTGAACCACTGTCACCAACCAATAAAAGTTTGGTAACGTCTGCTGATATATGTTTAGCTATGTTTGCCATGTCTTACTCTCCCTTTAAATATTTTAGCATTGTCTTTGGATCACTTACTTCGTAAGGATCATAATCTGTAGGAACATTGTGTCCCTTTCCTTCTTCTATAAACATCTTCTCAATCACACCATCTTTAAGTATTGCTGAATATCTCCATGACCTTTTGCCAAAACCTTTGTTACTCTTATCTACTAACATTAGTATCTCACTAGTAAAATCTCCGTTACCATCTGGTATTGTCTTTACCTTTTCAATATTCAAACTATTTGCCCATGCATCCATAACAAACTTGTCATTCACAGACACACAGTATATGTCATCAACATACTGTAACAATTCATCAGCCATTGCCTCGTACTCTGGCAAATGTTTAGATGAACAAGTCGGAGTAAAAGCGCCAGGCAATCCGAAAATTGCTACTCGTTTGTCTTTAAATAATAAACTATAATTTTGCATGTTGTCTCTCCTATTGATAATTAATATTAATTGTAACTCTTTCTTTCGCATGTATAGGACATGTAGTCCTATGAAGGACTGCACTGTTAAAGAATATGGCTCTGTTTGCTTCGGTAGCTACAAAATCTATACTGCCATCATCTCTTTTAAATTCCAACCCAGTATCAGCACTGTCCGCACACCATACCATAGCAGGATGATTACCTCCATCATAATCGGTGTGAAAATCATGTTGTGCATGTGCCTCACTTGCTCTAATATATAAATTACATTTGATCCTGCCCAAATAAGTAGGTTCTAATCTTTTAAGCAAAGGCATAATTTCTTCTGGTAATTTTTCAAATATTAAAGGTTCTACATAGTAAAGTACATTACAAAAGTATCCATTGGCATTATCAAATAATGCATCTTCCATATTCCCTTGCATATTGTCATATCCAAAAGCTGCCAATGGCTGATAGTTCCATTGCAAATTCCTTAAATAAGTCTCAAGATTAATTTTAGATCTAATGTCTAAGTAGTCATCAATATAATAGATATCATCTGCAACTGTAATTCCTCTCTTCATATTCGTATTATATCAAATTAAATTTAATCCGTCAATCATTTTCTGGTATCCATTCTATCTCTAATTCTGGCTCAAATTCAATAACATTATCATCATTGCGCAATGATTCATGTACCTCACGATCAAACAATTCTTCAACAACTTTTTGTCTGTGGTCTGGAGACTCATTACATATCTCTCTATATTTACAGCCACCATAATTTCCACAAGCGGTAAAGTCTGCAGGATAATAATTTTGTTCAGCATATATTTTAGCCATAGATAGTTTATGCACCGCATCACCGTACCATTCTTCAATGATAGATGAAGGCACTTTAAATACTGCACGATTAAATCTACAAAAGTTTGCACCAGTTTGTACTGCATCGATAATAAACCCAGCTACATCTAAACCTAAAATATTTTTAGCCGCCCACAGATAAGCATATATCTGATTGTTAGGGGCAAACTGATTAAAGTAGTAGTCAGTTAAACTTGCCTTAGTAGTTTTAGTATCAACTAAATACAACTCATTATTTAACTCTGCTACTTTATCTATCCTACCAGAAAATCTTAAATCATCTTGAGTTTGCATACTAATTGGAACTTCAAACCTTTGCTCTAATGCAGGAGTGCCATCTTGCATTGATGCAATCTTTATAGAATCTTCCCAATATTCTTCTGCTCTCCATACAATGGCACGCAAAGCCGCTTCTAAATTTCTAGCTTTGTCATCAGACTTTTGCAGGTCTTCTCCGTGCTCAACAAGAACTAACTTAATAGCTTCGGCCACTGCTTGATCCTTAGTTCTTCCCATGAAACGAGCCATGTCTAATTGTTCGTAGCCATCATGAACAGCTGAGCCAAACCCCGTAGCTGTAGAATATATTTTAGATTTATATCCTAAAAGGTTTTGAAAGTTATAGTAACGGGGGCACGAACTAAATGATGAAAGACTAGACGTATCCCATACCATTTGTTTCGCATTACCACCATCAAGCCACACATACTTTGGAAACTTTGGTGTCTCTATATATCCTATTCCGCTATCCAATTCTGTCACCTCCGAACCAAGTAACAATAGAATATCTCTTACCTTTTGTAACTGGTTTTACTGTGTGCATTACACAAGAAGGAAAGACCAAACAATCCCCTGCTTTTAATGGGACATTTAATTCTTCTGCTATTACACTACCATCTTTGGTGTTTAATCTATACATCATAAATTCTCCTCCTTCAAAATCATCATTAAGTAAATGCACGGTACTTATCTTTCTTATTTTTCCTAGCTTGTATGCATCTTTCATATCAAAAATGGACATGTTTTTTCCTTCATCATCCCACTCATAAACTTGATCTAAATTACTGTCTACATGTGGCACATAGTGCCCTCCCTCACTGTAAGTCAAGTACTGAAAAGCTTCTTGCCAATCTATTTTATATTTCCAGTTTGCTCTACGATTGGCAACCGCAATCATGTTGCTAGTATCCATAGTCAACTCTTTATCATGTTTTAATATAGATACATTGACGTTTCTCCTTGACTCATCAGTCTTAGGCCCATCGTGTGTCATTATTGAGGCCTTCTCTCCTTCTTGTGCATCCATCTTTTTCATGATGTATTTTCTTTTAGTTTCATTTATTGTGTCGCTAAAATGCCAGAACAATTCGTTATACATTGTCTTCTCCAAAATCTAAATTACCTGCCAACACAACTCTTGGTTTGTCTGATTGGTTACGCATAGTAAAGTGAGGAACCCAACCAGGAAAGAACAATAAAGACTTACTTGCAGGATCAGCTTTGCATACTTCAAACTTGGTATCATAGTTTATGTACCAGTTTAACATGCCACAATCATCGGGGGCATTGACATAATATACAAATGCAAAACAGTTGTCGTGCTTATGCATAGCAGTAGAACCACCTTTATAATTAACTTGACCCCATACCTCTGAACCAAAGTTGGATTTCATTATCGTAAGTTTATTATTAACTGTGCGAACATGCTCAAGTATCTCATCTAAAGTATCTTTAACAAATGGTTTCTCTGGGTCTACCCTTATGTCTTCACTGGCTGGAAGTGAGTAATCTTTAGATACAAATCTGCCATCGTTGTTTCTTTTAACTAAATACTCCATTAGTTCTTTGTCTCGTTTGCCTTTCAATGTCCAAGAGTGATACCCGTAATTAGGAACCCATGGTTGAAATTTTCCTTCAATAGTTTTCATCGTTTTTTTCCTTGTCCTTTATATTGTTTATGGTTTCTTCGTTTATGTTTGTTCTTTGGGCGACTCCGTATGCTGTTACCTATACTGGTTCTCTTCTTAGGGCCTGCTTCATGAGAAGAAAATGCTTTCCAAAGTCTTGCCATATCAACTGTCCTTTAATAAAACAGCTAACGGATCTCCGTCAAATTGTTTTGGTTTAGTTGTTGCCGCTTTAGCAGTTATTCTTTTGCCTGCTTTTTCGGCGGCTCTTATATTTTCTCTAGTGTTTCTAAGATACTCTATTATCTTTTGTATACCAGTCTCATTCTCGGCTAGTTCTTTGGGATCCATCTCCAAGTATTCACTTGGTATTTCAATGCGTTCTTCTTCGCTCATTCTACTTGCTCCTCTACTGCCAGTAGTTGTATGTCTGGCACAGTTATAAGTTCTTTTGTTTTATCTGGGTGCAGATATTGCATGGCTGAATGTGACCACTTAAATTTCTCTGATAACTCCAAGCCTTTCTGCGTTGCATCATCTTTACCATATGCCTCAACTTCCCAATGTGTTGAGTACATGTGAGTAAAGACTATCTTATATTTATTTTTCATATTACCTCCTAGTGTATTGTCTCATCATTTGGTACGATATTTAAGTTGCTAAACTCTTTAAAGTTTAGAGGATCAGTTGGTTGACCTGCTGCTATCATAGCATCTACAAGTGGCCCCATGGTTGATACATTACTTACACAACCTGAAAATATTTTGAGCACACCTGCCGTACCAGACGCTAATAAAAACATACGCAATGAAACCTCAAGCATAGAAGCCATGACTACATTAGGTGGGTATGTGTCGCACATTTCTTTTATTGGCCCGTCCATTGCCCTTATGCATTCATCTATTTCATCTACGTATGCTTGCATTTCAGTTATCTTTAGTTTCTTCTTCTTCATTTATGGTCCTTTCAATTGTAAAATTTACTGCATGTAAAGACCTCTTAGATTTCTTCAAGTAATCTTTGTCTAGTTTATTTAGTTTATCTCTCACCATACGCAACTCATCTAAGTTGGTAGTAGTTACGATTATATTACGATTTCGATCGCTCGTCAAGTAGTATTCTTGTGTCATTCAACTTTACCTCCAGTTACCTCATCAAACATTTGTAGTTGCTCAACTTCTAAAGCATGTGTTATTCTTATTTGTTTATCATCATGTGTTATCATTAGTGTGTCGTACTTACACTCATCAACATCTTCAACATTCTTCATTTGTTCTTTGAATGCTTTGATGTATCTGCCAAACCTCATAGCTAAACTAAAAGGCTTATCACTTTTTATAATAAGTGATGATTCATTCTCAGCTAGATATCTCTCAGCTTTTTCGAGTGCGTTTGATATATCTGTCTGTCGGTACAAATTGTACGTTCTTGGATTGTACGCCATGTGCTTGCTCCTGTTGATACTCGTAGTCATCTAGGTCATCACTCACTGCACGAGCAGTGGTGTCATTGTAGATGTCTTCGATAGTTCCTGATAGTTCGTCAAACCCTTCGGACAATAACTCATTGTCTGGGTAGTGGTGTTTCTTATATTTCTTTGCCATAATTTTACTCCTTGTAAATTAATTGATAGGATAGATAAGCAACCCAACACAACCATATTAAAGATATAACATTAGGTAGTGTTACAATTGCTCCGAGTGTTAGTAGTATCATAAGACCATATGTAGATGTCCATATCATACCTCGTGCTAGTAAGTCAAGCATTAGTTTCTCCATTCTTTTGTGTTATCTTTAATGCTTACATTTTCATCTGATAACCATTCATCATTAGGCTCGTCTTTGTATATGAACATAGTAGCTTTCATATCAGAAGGTTCGAGCGAAACTGGTTCTGGCATATATCCTGCCCCCCTTTCCATCAAGTAGATGTACTCATACTGACGAGGAGTTATTGAATATACTTCTCCTTTTATTTTAAACCCATTATCTTTTTTAAATACGATAGGGAAAATTCCATGTGCGTAATCAACAATATCATACTTGGGGGCAGTAACATACTCACCCAAGCACTCATGCTTTTCTACCAAGCCATGCAATCTTAAATCTTTTTTAAGTGTACCATACACAAACAACTTTATATTACTCGACATAAGATAGCCAACCTGTCGCTATGTATTTTATATCATTAACATTTTCTGTCAAACCTTGATGTGCGTAAACATAATCAGCACTCCACAACACAGACAAACCTTTCTCTGCATGAGGGATCTTAACATCAACATAGGGCCAATATGTCCCTGCATTTTCACAATCATTTAGATATGTCATATAAACTATTAGTCTTTTCAATTGAAGAGGACTGTTTTCTCTTTCGGAATGTACTTTATAAAAGCCCTCACCTGGTAAATACTTTTGTATATTGGTTGCCTCATTTAAATTATCATACCTGCTTTCTAGTTGCAACACAGGATACTTATCTTGATAAGCGTCGATTCCTTTTTGTAACTCCTCAACATAATCTGTAAACAATGGACTGCTGAATGACAAAGAAACATCTGTACTTTTCTTAGCTTTCTCATCTATTCCACCACCAATCTGCCCTTTGTTTTTGTGAGGACTTGATTCATAATAATCTATAAGGTCATCACATAAATCATGTGGCATGTACCATGTATGCATAACTTTATTATGGGGTATATTATACTCTTTCATGTTATAGCCCTAAGTATTTTGCGACTGGGTCGTAAGCAATCAGTGCAGACATAGTTACACCGATTATTATTACAATGATAATTGCATTTGGATTTCCATTTGTCATAGCTTAGTTACTTCCTTCTTAATAATGTCAAGCACTTGAGGGTTGTCTCTGAATACACCCATCAACCAATTAGTTATTGTGTTAGTCACTTGTTCTTCGTGGTCATCTTCTTTCAATGCCCCTCCGTCTGCGTTTAAACTCGACAGATAGACGATAGCATGTATGATTTCGTGAAGCAATGTGTTAGCATAGTCAATACCTTGTGCTTCTTTTTGTATCTCGATCTTACTTTCACGAGATAAGTATTGCCCCCAACAGTCTGCATTATTCTTTGTAAAGGAAGCGAGTACTCTTTCAATTTTAATATCAGCATACCCTACCTTTATCCTGTCTAACTCTTTGATTTTCTTAGTCAAAATTAATCTCCCTTTCAAAATAAACTTTCATGTTGTGATATAAATTAGTATTATACTTTGATTTATCTTTGTTGTCAATCTTTTTTAACATCGACGAAGTAATTTTTTTGTGTTCGACAGAATCAATAATTAAAATCCTACGATTGAATCGTGCAATCGTCAAAGGTAGTTTTCTTTCTCGTACTAATGACGATAGATGTCGCTTACTCCACTTGGCTTGTTCCATAGTTCTTCTAAAAAAATACAGAGGTTTGCCATCTTCCGCAACTTGTTTAGCTAATCCATAATGATCTGTGCATTCATCTTCATTGACACAATACCTATCGCCTTGACACCACTCACCGTATTCATCTTCATACTCTTCTTCGTAATCGTACACAGGGGATATGTATCTAACACATCTTGCCCCCCTAAAGTAAGCAGGCAAGAAATGTTTTTTAGTAGAGCCAATCTGCTTCATCATCTGCAGTCCTTTCTCTCTCTTGTTCAAACACAGGTAGCTGGGATTCTCCATACTTCTCTATGAATTTATCTTGTGCAACAGGTACTTGATATTTATCTAGTAAGTACCAAGAGTACTCTTGCATTTCTATTAACCAATTTTTTACTCCGCCCATTTATTCCTCCATTGTTTTCCTATGCAAGAAACATAGATCATCTATTGCTAACTCGACAAAGTTATTCTCTTGCATATTTTTTAATTCACATATCTTTTTCATTTCGTCGTAAGTCTCTTGTGAAATTATGAAACCTACTTTAACTATCGGCACTTCATCACTCATATCAATCCTCCCTTTCTAGTTTGTAGACTTCAACAGGGATTGTCTGAACAGTATTTATTACTGCAGGTGTATCCGCATTTTCATACGCATGCATACTGTTTATCTCCATAACCGCTGCAACAAGTGCGACTAAACCCCATGCCCAGATCAAACCAAGCATAAACCATAGCAACCACATCATATTTTTTCCAACTCTTATAAACATATTTCTCTCCATAATTGTGGGGTAACAACTGATCGGCTAACGAGAATTCGCTTGGCAATACTGTTGCCCCCTAGATTTAAACTAACTGCACACACATAGTTAGGGTTGTGGCAAAATAGATACATAAACTTTCGCCACACCACTTCTCTTTGGCTTTCATCTCCTGTACATAAGAGTTCAACTTATTTCACTCGACCAAATGTATCTCGTGGTTCGTGAGAATGATTGAGTAGCCACACTCAATTAAAACTACATTGTCTAACCAATGATGTACCCTATTGTGAAGGATCAACGAAGGCTTTAACTGTCATTCTCTTTTTGTATTATACCACAAATAGAATATAATACAAATACTTTCTTCCGTATATCACCGAGTAATCACCGAATGATTACCGACTGGCAACGATTTGGGGTAAACCCACATATATATCTCTATAATATACGATTAATTATATATTATTATTACAATATATAGTATGTATTTATGGACAACACATACTAATCATTACATCTGCCCCCCTTGTCAGATCGTGTCCAATCGGTATTCAATCGGTGTTCTTTCGGTGTTATGCTTTGGGGCGATACCCTATTATTTATTTGGCTTGACGGCACAAATATCATAGAGATAGTCGGCTACACCTTGAGGATTTTGTATTACTAAGTCCTCAATCTCTTCAAGACTTGCCCCCACCAACATATTATCGGTTACTGTGAACCAATCGTAATCTTTATCGTCTGGTTTAGCTAGGTCAGTAGTGCTTTGAGCATAAGACTTATTGTTATAGCTATTATCCCAATCATCAAAGTCATCATACTCATACCCATAGTTTCCGTATAATGTTTTGTATTTGGGGTATTGGCTCAGAGCTTTTCTTCCATTGGCAACATCATAATTGTAGCCAACACCTCGACTGATTGAATAGGTGTTGGATAGCCAACCAATTCCTTTCACATCTTTGCCTTCATCTGCATTGATAATGGTAAACTCTTTTGTCTTACCATCGAGAAAGCATAGCTTGTCTGTTCCAATCATCTCGCCAAGTGATTCTTGCCAATCAGTATTGTATAGCAAGTGTGGATTGTTAGCCAACTGTGGCTTGATAATCCACTTGATAAATTGGTGAGTATCAGATTTACCCTTGTCAATCATTGGTGTAGGTAAATTTGGTCCGTTATGCATAAGCCATAAATCTCTTCCATGCTCAGCTTTAGTGAGTACTTGAAAGGGGTGCGACATAGCACGATTAGTTTCGCCATGCGTATTGAATCTAAAATGCAAAGCCATAGGAATATCCATATCCTTGTATGAGTTCCACATTTTTTCTACATCAGCGAATGTTTTTGGTACAATCTTGTGGGTGTGAACTTTGCCTTGATTGAATAGCATAAGTCCAAAGCCATCAGAATTGTTTTCGTAAGCACACTCTAGTAAATCTCGATTGAGATTTTTAGGTGTTTCAGTTTGTATGATTAAGCACATAACACATCTCCTTTTCTTAAGTTAAGATTAGCCATTGACAACATTTTCAATAGCTTGGTCAATTTGTTGGGTAACTTTTCTAGAAGCTACACCAGACAAATATCTTTTACGAACAAGCCAACCATAAAAGTATGGATAGCTTGACCGATTCTCAGCAGTATTAAACCACTTCAAGAATTCTTTGTAGTGTTGGTCAAGTTCTCTCATTGTATTCTGTTTCAAGAAATCAACCAACGCATAACTAAATTCCAATGCCCTAAGAATACCATCTTTAGTAAGATTACTTCTGAATATCCTTAGTTCAATAGTATTTGAATGAGCCACATTTACTGCCTCATATTTGTTGTAATTGCGTTGCCCACCATCAGTGATTTTCTTCTCACGCATGACGGCATACGAAGTCGTACGAGAATCCTCTTTGAAAGTTTCGGAGCGACCTGCAATTTTCTCAATGAAAGGTCTATTCCAATCATTGTTGATAAACACTAGCAACTTACCTAATTGAATTGGTGTAAGCATACGTCTATCCAAATGGATATGCATACCAGCAGTATCAGTATGCCAACCCTTGACATAGGAAACCCCATCATCATCTTGTAATACTAGGGAATCAAAGAGTTTATCAATTTGTTTTCTGTGATATTCGAGAGTACAAGGGGCAGTCACCATCTCAAAGCCATGACTTAACGAGCCATCACCCTTGAACATACAATATTCATGGTGTCCAAACACATTACAAATTCGAGTAGGCAAGTCATCGGGGCAACTGCTTTTAGCCTCCATTTCAATTTCAATGCCAGAATATCTTACTGTCTGTTGGTCATTGTGTTTTTTGAAACTAAGATAATCTAAGACATTCACATCATAGCGATAGACATACTCAAATTGGGTATCGTAATCTTGATCCGATTCTTCTTCATAACTAGCCCATGCGTCATGGTCATCTTCATGCAAGTAAGTATCGGCATTGTCGCACCAAATGTATCTATCTTGGCAACAATCACCAATCACTTCATCTCCATTGTAAGCAGTAAATGTATTATTAGAATCACACATATTACCGCAACAATCACACTCACGCATATTATAGAAATCCATTTTGTTATCTTCATAGTAATCAAGTAGATGGTCGATTGCTCTATATAAACTAGCAACTGGATTATCAGATTGCACACCCCACGATTCAGTAGCTATTAACAACCGATACATTTTATTCTTTTTATTTCTGAATAAATCGAATAATTCCTCAGCCTCAGTATAATTGCAAATTGACTCGAGTACATCATCTTTGAAGTAATCGTATTCAGTACTGTCATCAATTACAAATGATTTAATATACTTAGAAAAGTGATAATCTCGATGATCGCCTCTATAATTGGCTCTCCATAATCTTTGATATAATCTTCTGAAGTACACATAATTTAGTTCAAACATATAACACCTCATTTATTTTTGTTTACCCTACCAACTTGATAGGAAATACAGCACACATATAGTATGCTGTACTTTCTGTCAAGTATTAATTTAAGTTTTTATAGAAATTATCCAATGGGTTTTCATCTGATCTCTCACATATTGGAACATAGCTTTTTATCTCTTGAGTACTCATATTTTGAGCAACTGTTCTCACCATATCTCTTGAAAGTCTATTTGAATTGTCAATAGTCTGTTCAATTATTTGTTGCCTTGCTGTTT